ATTTGCTTAAAACTTAAAAGATTATGGAAGCAAAAGAATTAAGAATCGGGAATTATGTAAATCATAAAGATAATTGGTCTTACAGACAACCTAAAAATGATTTTAAAGAGTTTTATTTTAAATGGGATGATAGCGACTTTCACGCTATGCTTGAGTGTACTTTAGACATAAAAGATATGGAACCAATCCCACTAACAGAAGATATACTATTGAAGTGTGGGTTTGAAGTATATGAATTTGATAATGGTCAATCCAATCAATATAGATTTAAAGATAGATTGATTGTAATTAGAGATAATAAATTTGTTGACTATGGAACAAGTGTAATATTAAATTATGTTCACACAATTCAAAACCTATACTTTGCTTTAACTGGAGAAGAATTAGAAGTTAAACTATGACTATAAATAACAAGTTTGTAAATCGCATTTACTATATCGGTTAGCTTGTAGAACTACTGACAGTTGGCATTTTGAATATGAAATCGCAAGAGATAAAGTTTATAACTAAAAAATCCCCTATCTACGTCTGCGGACACCACAAACCACGATAGGGGATTTAATAACCTAACCAAAAAACTAATTATGAAAACGCTAAGTTAAAAATAAATTTGGTATAAACAAAATTAATCGTATATTTGTTTAACTAAAAACTAAATAATATGAAAAACAACAATAAAAACAGAAAGTTAAAATTTATCAGAGCTAAGAATAGTTTAAGACTTGGCTTTAGTAAATTTTATTGTTTTGAAAAATGTAGTAATATTTTAAAAGAACAAAGCACATCAAAAGAATATTTAGAGAAACTTTTAGAAACTGCAAAAAATTCACTATTTAAAATTTACAAGTTAAAATTAAATAAGGCTACTTTTGATATATTAGTTATGGATGGAGAAGATTTTTTAAAAGACCTACATACCAACCGAGTTATATTAAGTAAATATTAAATGACAGCTAAAGTACTCATAAGCCAATACGACGAAGCACCCGAATATAGAAACTTCGATTTTGTCATTTCAGACGTAAACGGAATTTATATTGTCGATAGCGAACAAATGGGAATAATGCTAAACGGCCAAGAGTACATTTTAGAGTTTAATACTCAACTTTACGACGAGATTAAAAAGAATATAAGCGTTAAGAATTTAATGGATAGGAATTGAACTCAATTTTTTTCAATTTATGGATGATAAAAGAAAAAATAACGGTGGACATTCTAACGGTGGGCGTAAAAGTAAAGCGGAAGAACAATCTCTAATAGAGAAACTTTCGCCTTTAGAACCCTTAGCTTTTAAAGCTTTTGAGAAAGCATTAATAGAAAATAAAGATTGGGCAATTAAATTATTTTTTCAGTATAATTTTGGTATGCCTAAACAAATTGTAACACAAACAAACTTAAACGTTGACGCTACAAATTTAACTGATGAAGAAGTAAAACGAATTAATAAAAATCTTGAAAAGTCTTACTAATGAGCAAAAAGTGCTTAAAATAAAATGTGAGAATGATTTATTATTTTTCACTCGTTACATTTATAAAGAGAATCACAGGCGTAATTTTATAGTTGCGCCTCATTTAGTTTTAATAGCTAATGCACTTCAAAAGGTAGCCAACGGAACTACAAAGCGATTAATTATAAACATACCTCCACGTTACGGAAAAACAGAATTAGCCGTAAAATGTTTTATAGCTTGGTCTTTAGCTAAAAATCCACAATCAAAATTTATTCACTTGTCTTATTCAGACGATTTAGCACTTGACAATAGCAGCCAAACTAAAGAGTATATTGAAAGTGATGCGTTTCAATCTCTTTGGGATTTAACATTAAAATCAGACAGCAAAGGGAAAAAGAAATGGTTTAACAATGAAGGGGGTGGAGTTTACGCTACATCTTCAGGGGGTGCTATTACTGGTTTTGGTGCTGGAGTTGCAGAAAGTAAAGACTTTGCTGGTGCTATTATAATAGACGACCCTTTAAAGCCTGACGATGCAAATAGAGATTTAGCGCGTAATACAGTGAATGAACGTTATAATTCAACTATTCGTAGCAGAGTAAATGATAGGGAAACGCCTATTATATTGATTATGCAAAGGCTTCACGAGGATGATATGAGTGGCTTTTTATTAAACGGTGGTAGTGGTGAGGACTGGACGCATTTATGCTTACCGGCTTTAAATGAAAATAACGAACCGTTATGGGAGGAAAAACATACTTTTGAAGAGTTGGAGCAAATACGACAAGCTAACCGATATAACTTTGCGGGACAATATATGCAAGAACCAGCACCTGAAGAAGGTGGAGAATGGCGTAAAGAATGGTTTACTATTGTAGATAAATCAGAAGTACCTTTGCAGTCTTTAAAGTGGGAGTTGATAATCGATGGTGCTTATACTAAAAATACGGCTAACGACCCGAGTGGGTTTCAGATTGGAGCAAAGTGGGAAAATAACTATGTGATATTATCAAGCGTTGATAAATATTTAGAAATGCCTGAACTTATAAAGTTTATACCAAATCATATTGAGGCTTCGGGTGTTAATGTATCAATGACTTTAGTAGAACCAAAAGCCAGTGGAAAATCTATTGTGCAAATTATTAGGCAGGAAACTAAAATAAATGTTACAGAAATAAAAAGCAAATTTGTCAATAGTTCAAAGATTGAAAATGCTCGTGCTTGTTCTTCATATATTGAAGGTGGTAGGGTTATTTTAATAAAAGGAGCGTGGAATGAAGCGTATTTACAACAAGTAGGAACGTTTCCAAATGCCAAACACGATGAGCATATTGATTTAACTTGTTATGGTATTGAGCGTAATTTATTAGAGGCTGGTTTCTTCACGTTTTAAAAAATCAGTCTTATTTATAATCAATCTAAATAATTTTTATATCTTTGAAACAAAATATACTATAATGGCAATAAATAGATTGAGATTAGCGTGGGAAGCATTCAAAAATCCTGATGTAAATAAATTTAATGAGGCTTTTTATAAATTAATAGGGAGGGAAACAAATACTTATAATGCTACTTTAGAAACGCTTTTGTATAAAGGCTATGGTGAAAATCCCGATGTTAATGCAATAGTTAATCAAATGGCATCAAAAACTACAGTAGTGCCTTATTGTATTAAAAAGATAGCAGACGAACAAATAGTAAAGAAAATCAAATCTTACCCTATTGATTTAACATTCCAACAAAAAAGAGCAATCAAAAAACTAAAATCTGAAGCATACGAAAGCGATAGCGAGTTACCAATGCCTTTAGATGTTCCAAACCCAACACAAAGCTGGTTAGATGTTATTTTCTTATACAAAGTTTATTTAAAGGTTTGCGGTAATGTTTATTTATATAAAATGTCGCCTACTGATGGTGCTAATAAAGGCGTTCCTAAACAACTTTATATTTTGCCATCGCATTGGGTGCAAATAGTATTAAAAGACAAAGCTAGTATGTTAAGTGTAGAAAGTCCTATTGATTATTATATCTTACAACAAGGAAACCAACAAGTAAAATTTGAAGCTGATAGTATCATACATATAAAACGAGCTAATCCTTTCTTTGATTATAGTGGTTCGCAGTTATACGGTTATAGTGAATTAATGTCAGCTATTAGAAATATAAACAGTTCAAATAATGCTATTGATAATAATTCAAAAACAATGCTTAACAGTGGTGTTTATGGATTTATACATTCAGGAGAAGGCGCAACACCATTAACGCCTGAACAAGCGAAAAGTTTAAAAGATAGTATGATTGAAATGGATGATAATCCTGCACGTCTTTCAAATATAGCAGGTGCAAGTGGTAAAATAGGTTTTACACGTATTTCATTGACTACTGATGAACTTAAGCCTTTTGATTATTTAAGTAATGACAGACGTACTTTAGCAAACTGTTTAAATTGGAATGTAGATTTATTAAACGAGGAAAGAAGCGTGTCAGGGGGATTCGGTGTTGACACTATGATTGAAGCACGTAAAAGAGTTGTAATAGACAATATTAAACCTGATTTAGATTTATTAGCTTCTTATTTAAACCCTGAATTTATACAATTATTCAAAGGTTATGAAGATAGTAAAATCGAGTGGGATATTTCAGAGTTACCTGAAATGCAAACTGATATGAAAACTATGGCGGAATGGGTTAATCAAGTTCCTTTAACGTTAAACGAAAGACGAGAGGTTTTCAACTATGAAGAAATTGACGATGAAATGATGAACGAGATTTATATTCCTACTGGAATTGTAAATCTAAACGACCCAACTATAAACGACTTACAAAATCCAATGTAATGGATAAATTAAGAATTAGACAGGAATTACAAACTTATAGAATTGTAAGGCGTAATATCCTTAAAATTACTAATAGCATTCCTGCTTTAGTATTACCAGTTATAACCTCAGTTGATGCTGTAGCAGCAGCAGCTAAAACTGTTTGGAACGCACTGTTTTCAGCTTTGTAGTAATCTCTTCTTAATAATTGAGGAATAGTATTAACGATATACGTTAAGTTGTTTCTCATTTTTTTAGAGTAACGAGTATAACCAGCAATAAAGTCAGTTGCTACATCGTAAGCAGTAAAGTCGTAGTCTTTTTGTGATTTAGCACCACCCTCAGAGCCAGGAGCAGAAATTGAGCCTTCAGCACCAGTTTCACGAGTATAGGTATAGTTACCAGTGTCAGCAACCACTAAACCTGCTAAATCCTCAATGTTTACCATTTGAGAAGGTAAAACAACAACGTCAAAGTTAATGTTTCTTGGTTTAGTTCCAGTTAAGTTAGCAGTAGTCATATTTGCAACCGCTTTTGTTTGGAACGCTTTTCCTTTTTGAACTTCTTTAATAGAATCAATGTTATCACTAATTGCTTTAGCTAAAAAGTCAGTATCTTTTGTTTCTGTACCCTTTTCTTGAAGTCTCAAGTCTAATTTATCAGCGTGGTCTTGTACTGCTTTTAAGTCAGTAGCAAATTTAGCTTCTAAAGCATCAGTAGCAGATTTTAATTCAGTAGCAAATTGTGTTTTATTTGCCTCACTCATTTTAAGTTCAAGCGCATCAATAGCAGCTTTTACTTCAGAAGTAGTCTTTGTTTCTAAAGCTACTTTAATGCCGTCTAATTCGGCTTTTAATTTGATTTCGTCCATTTTATTTAATGTTTAACGAGTTTGTAAATTGTTTTAACGTGTCTAAGATAAGCGGCTCATTCGTTAAAGTGTCAGTTTCTGACGGCTCGTTGGACAGTGCTTTTAATATTGTTTCAAATTGTCTTAATCGTTCATCCGAGTAATCCAAATTGTATGCTTTTTGTATCAATTCCATTATACCATAATGGCTTTGTATTCCTTTAATGTTTTGAACGGTTGCTAATTCATTAGCCGCCCAACTTGATAAAAAAGAATATTCCATTAACTTATATTCTTTAATTATGCTTTTGTCTTTTTGGTCTCGCTGGATAACTTTATAACCAATACTTAATTCAGCGTTTAATCCGTTTTCGTGCATCAATTTAACATCGGTAAACATATCCTTACCTAAAGGCTTGTTCATATTAAACTGACTTGTTGTTAAAAGTCCGTAGCTATCTTTCGTATCAATAGCTAAAGGAACTCCTATCATCATAGTTGGATTATGGTCTTTCAATACCCGAATACGTTTAAAGTTTTCGTTTACGGTCTTATCAAACGAACCGTAAGCGGAAATATCACCATCACTGTCTTTATTGTTATACGCATTAGCATAAGCAACAATAACGCCTTTGCTTTCATCTAAATCCTTTAAATCGTAACTAATCTGTTTGAAGTCCATAATGCAAATATATAAAAATTATTTATAATCATTCTAAATAAGATAATTTATTTTTCTAATCGGTAATCCGTCTGCATCCTCTTTAACTGTAAAGACAACCTTGCACCGACAATTAATAATATTTCCTGCTTTGCCATTTGGTGCGCCTGGATATTCTAACTCTTCACCACTTACAAAAAATGGTTTGTCAGCATCTACTTTTACACCGTTCATATCCAAATGGTCATAAGGTGATTTAGGAGGTCGTCTTGTTCGATTGTCTTGTACGCTTATCCAAGTTTTTTCAAGTTCATAATCTGAATTTTGAGCTGCTAATACAGTTCCTAAATTGGTTGCCGTTGTTGTTTCTGTTCGTGCAATTCTTAACGCCTGTGATTTATACCAACCAAACTTATTTTGTAAATTACGTGTAATGTCAGCAACGCTTAAATTGTTATCATATCCTTGCTGTATTACGTTTATAATACTTTCAATCAATGTTTGATGTACTGATACAATTCTCAACCCTGCATAACTATTAAGCCATTCGCTTATGATGGTTGTAAAGTCTATTTCAGCTTTTAATTGTCTTTCGGTACGTTTGTATTGTGGCTTTATTAAGTTAGTATAGATTTCGCTATACATTGTCTTAATTTGCGACTCTGTAACGTTACCATTTATCAACGCTTCAAATGTAGCTTTAGACATATTTGAAAATGGTATGTTATTTACAATTTTCAATACATTACGCCTTACAATTCGATAAGATTGTATTTCTTGTCTATAACGTAGATTGTCCATTTATATCGTTTAACGTTGGGTCGTTTAAGTTTACAATTCCAGTAGGTATGTAAATTTCATTCATCATATCTTCATCGATTTCCTCATAATTGAAAACATCACGCTTTTCGTTTAATGTTAATGGAACTGAGTTAATCCA